GGTTGATACACCTGATATGTCACAAGAGTTCATCACTCACACAAGTAAACCATCAGAGGGTGGCAACAGATTAGCCCTGCTGTCAGATGTTGCATTTGGTTTAGACCGTTTAAACAAGAACGATAAAGACCTGTTGCGTATGCGTTATGCACATGGTGGTATGGAATTTTCTGCACTCGCTGAAACCTATGGTGCCAGTGATGAAGCGATACGCAAGCGCGTTAAGCGTGCCTTAGATAAGTTACAAGATAGACTTGGTGGTGAGCCACCTGTTTGGCGTAGCCGTAGTCGTAGGCGTAGCAATGCAGAGGCAAGAGCAGAGATAAGAAACCAAGAAGAGAGTGGGGACTGAGATGAAATCTATATTGCTGGAGTTGCAGATGTTGCTCCTTGATTTGGAGTTCTATAAATTGGTAATGGAAATACTTATTGGATTGGGATTGTAATGATTATTGGATTGAGTGGATACGCACAGTCAGGTAAAGATACCGTTGCTGAGTTGCTTTGTTTAAACTATTCGTTCAAGCGCATATCCTTTGCCTTGCCTATACGCGATGCAGTCTTTACTTTAAACCCATTGCTTGGTGATAACTCACGCGTTGAGGATTTAGTTAACGAGTATGGTTGGGAAGTAGCCAAGTCTAATCCCGAAGTCCGTAGATTATTACAAGTCTTTGGCACAGAAGTTGGGCGTGAATTGTTTGGAGAAAACTTTTGGATTGACCAAGCGTTTAAACGAGCCGATGAATATGAGCGGGTTGTGTTCTCTGATGTGCGCTTTCCTAATGAAGCACATGCGATTGAACAAAAGGGTGGTGAAGTGTGGCGTATAAACAGACACAATCATGCACCAGTTAATCGTCATAAGAGCGAGCATGCTATGGATAACTTTATGTTTAAACATGTTATCTACAATGATGGAACTTTAGATGAACTTGCTAATCAAGTATTTGAATTGATGCACAACATACATAAATTATAGAAGGCACCCACCATCGGGACTGGAACCTAGGTGAGTGCCTCGTAGGGAAGTGTATCGCACATATTAAACTGAGTGCAACTCCCCTCGTGTCGGATTAAGTGAGATTTCACTCACTCTCCAACCTCATTTTCTTCTCATAATTTTTCGTGCCAGTGCGGTTGTTCCACCCCATGTTCCGAATCTTTCGTGTACCAATCCCCACTCTAAACACTCTGCTTTGATTGGGCAGTTGGCACATAGTCTTTTGATTATGTAGTCAGGGTTTTCTCTTTCTTCAACTGGATAAAAAAGTTCTGTGTCTATGCCAGCACATGCACCTTGTTTAAACAGTTCATAGTTATACCGCAGTCTGTAAGTTATCGTTCCGTTTGGTTCTTCAATCTGACTTAGTATCCTATGGTACTTTGGTTTCGTTAACATAACCTGCTCCAATCATATAGTCCAGTACAGTTTTCAATAAGAGTTCACACTTGATTCCATCACGCAAGGTTGCTGGCTTGCAATCCTCTATTGACCAAGTGAAGTGTTCGTCAATCAAATGATTGGTTAGTTCACTGATGATTGCCTCATTAGCCATCAGTACCACCCCCTTCCGAGATTGCTTCCGAGTGCTTTACATATATTGCCACCGTATTTTCTTTGGATATATGCAAGCCCTGCTTCCACTTGTAAAAATCCATCATCAGTTTTCTTTACACCCACGAGTGCCCAAGTTGCTGGCATAAATTGTGCGATGCCATAGGCTCCCGATTTACGGTTGCGTGATTTGGGATTCCAGTTTGACTCGCGCATCCACAGTGTATACAGGCAGTTCCATTGTTCTAGTTTGCCATTTTGTGTGAGCAAGTCTATTGCGTGGCGCTGGTATTCGTTTTCATAGAAGGCTACTACGGTTCCTGCTATGTGTTTACCATTGGACAGTGGCGCTACTGGTATGTGCGACTCATCAAAAAACTTATCGTCAATCGCCACACTTAAAGTGATTACTAGAAACATGGCGACCAACCGTTTAAACATCATAAGACTACCTCTTCATCTTTGGCGCTGATGTTCTTGATAAGTGTGGATATGTACTCAGGAATATCAGTATCATAACCTTCACCATCAGATGCACCGACAACAATCATGTTGCCTGCTAAGTATGGTGTGTTCCCGAATAAGAAAGAGATTGCACTGCCCAGTGGATTTAAAGGTAGTTGCTTTAGCAATCCCTCATCATCTACATAAGCACACGCTATCTCTACACCGTTGTAGTCATACAGTCTGACTGCCTCAATGTATCCATCAAGAGCATCTTGATAATCGGTGAGTTGTTTAAACACTTTCTCTAAGTGCGTACCGTTTGGTTTGATTACGATGCCTTTGACATTTCTTAGTTCACTCATTTACTTACCCCCTTTACCGCCTCTTTGTAATCCTTGCGAAGTTGCAGGATAATTCGTTGGAAGTTTTTCTCATCAGATTGAGTCCATAGTTTGGCTTGAGTTTGGTTGACTCGGTGTTCTGCAAGTGCGCCATTAACTATGAGCATTTGTTCTTTAGTGAGTTTCATGTTTAGTCCTCATCTCCCCACATGCGGTCAGGTTCATCACTTTGTATGCACTCATCATTAGCATCGTGCCTATATTCGCAATCAGGGCACATTTCTGCACCGTAATAAGCGACATCATCTTCCAATCTTGGCTCAGACATTTGACTCCTCATCATTTTTCTTTAGGTCGTTTATGGTTGGCTCGTTGACTCGTTTATACATAGGTGCAAGTAAGTTTTCAAAAAACTCATGCAACCTGTTGTAATACCACCAATCCCAATCATCTTTAGTGGTCATTGGTTGACCGCCTTTAGATTTTCAAGTGTCTGCTCTAGTTGTGCAATTCTCTCGGCAGTAGTTAAGCGTGGTGTTATACCGTACTTTAACTTTTCTGCTTTAAAGATTGCTTCATACTCAGCGCGGTGATTGGCAATGAGTTGTTCCATTGCATCGTACTTTGCTTTGGCATATATGTTTGAAGTTGATTTACTCATTGGTTCACCAGTTCCTTTGCATCTATAACCCATTGCTCCACGCAAGCAGAGCAACGAAGGTCAAGGTTAAGAGCATCTAGTTCATACTCCTCACCGCAGTCTATGCAATATGAGTTCATTAGTTCACCAAGTCCTTCATCATATTGTTGAGTTCAGCATAAGATAATTTATTGCTTACCCATTTGCAACCATCTTTGGTTGAGTCGTTTTCTAATCCTGCTACCTTTATCCAATCACGATAAGGCTTCGCGCCTTTGTATACGGTCATGAATAAACGAGCAGATAAGTACAGTGCGTAGTCATTGTTAATCCATAGCGCACAGTTCCAAGTGTCGTAGTTTTTCCAGCCTTCATAAGTTGTTTGTTGGCTCATGTTAGAAGGGTCTTTCTACCATGTTGGCTACCTGCTTGCGAAGGTTTGATACACGCTCACGCAACCAAGCATTTTCTTTTTCTAGTTGTGCATTTCTTTTTATAGTAATAATCATTACGCTAACAGAAGTAATCAGCGCAATCATTACTGCAATCAAGTCAGTTCCTAGCATTTCCAGCCTTTCGTTTGTGTAGCCTTGTTGCTACGGTGTAATGATTTCAGTTCGTAAGATTAAAGTCAAGCATTTGTTTTAGATTTCCAGAAAATAATTTTTATATTGTTTAAACGATACGCACCAGAGGAGATGACGAAGATGGTTTTTTTGTTGGGTTGTTTAAACAGTACACACTAGGTACCTGGAACATGGTCTTTTGTTTAAACAGTTGACTTTAAATTCCAGGAACGACAGCATGTGCAGATAGTAAATGTTTAAACAAAAAAGAAAAACCCCCCAGACTACTGGTTGTACCTACCATACCAATCCATATCGCTACCTTCAGAGTATGAGTTGTGAAGTTTAAACGACTCACGCTTTGCAGGTGTGAAGGTTTCGTGCTTGATGATACGACCATCACGGATTTGAAAGTACTCGCCTTCCTTTGCCTCGTATAACCAATCCATATCGCAATCGGTCATGATGCATGCATTTTCTACGGTTTCCTTGGTAGAGCCATAGAATAGAGAGCCAGTACTAGCCTGTGCAATCCATAGCGGAGATGAATTTACTCGTGCTAGGTGCAGATTGCGTGGGTCATTGGCAGTAATCCATGCAAGGGCAGCCGTGCCGTACACCTCTGTTAATGCTTGCCATGGCTTGTCTTTTGAGAAGGCAATCAAGGCAGCCACCGCTTCACTGTCTACTTGAGCGATACGAGGAACACCTAACTGTTTAAACAATTCTCTGTCGTTGCTGATATGCCCGTTGTGTGTGAGCACAATTTTGCCACGAGGAATTGGGTGGTTGTTGCTTGCATTGGTTGGTGAGCCTTGAGTTGCGAACCTTGTATGAAGGATTGCAGTGGTTGCGCCACCGCATAATTTATCGCCAGCGTTAGGCACGAACTTGCTTGCAGAGATAGGCGCTTTTCTAATCACGCGCTTGCCAGTGCGTGGGTTA